CATTCCATTATTCCGGATATGGTTGATGCGATTGGTGATCATATGAACAGACTGCCATCACTAATGGGGGATGCTGCAGAGGAGGCGAGTGGCGCAGTTAATAAATCATTTAAAAACATGGAGCAATCTGTTGAAAGCTCTATGGTTAAAGTGATTCGAGGTACTGGATCATTAAAAGGCGCGTTAAGATCAATTACAGATACAATTATTGAATCTGCAATCCGCACAGCAGTGGTTAAGCCACTTTTAGGTATGTTTAGTTTGCCAGGTTTTGCTAAAGGTGGTCGTCCACCAAGAAATGGCGTTAGTATTGTTGGTGAAAAAGGCCCGGAGTTGTTTGCGCCAGATGGTGTGTCAGGAAAAATTATTCCTAATCATCAGCTTAATACTTCCACTGGTGAAGTAAGACAAGTGAGTGCTGAGATTAACTTCAACGTGCAAGCAATTGATGCGACAAGTTTTAACAATTATTTAGTCAACAATCGCACTACGATTGAGTCGATTATTAATAATTCACTTAATACTAATGGATCAGTGCGCCGCACCATTAAGCAGGTGGTGTAGTGAATGATTTAACATCAACTATTCTTGCTAATCATTCGCATCTTGAAGTAGAAGAATGGACTAAACAAGGTAGTACAATTGAGTACAACTCTGGCAAAACACAGCGCATTGTTAATACCTCAATTCCTGCAATTGAAATGCAAATATCTTATCGTGGATTGACGTTTGATCAGTTTAATGCATTAAAAACTGCTTATCAAAATAATCACTCAAATACAGTAATTATTGATGCAAATGATGTGCATGATTTGCGTCCGGATGTAATGGGTTTGAATTCATCCGCTTGGGCGTTTAAAGAGTTTAGATTTACAGTAGTTGCGCCAAAGATTTACTCTGGCACAATAAAAATGATTACTTCGGTGTTTTTTAATTACACCGAGTATCAAAATGCATTTGCACAGTCATCAAGTTATACACCAGTCACCTCATTAGATGATAGTTTTGAGGGCGTATTAAACATAGTTACGCCTTACCAAGTTGAGTATGAGTATTTTTCTAATTCTATATTTTCTAATATTGGGCAATCTGCACGCCATATTAAAGATAAAGGCGGTTTGCGTAAAAAATGGAAATTATCTTGGCTGATCAGCCAAGCACAGTTTTTAGAATTACAAAAATACTATCGCAAAAAAGCCGGCATTATGGGTACGTTTGGTATTCCGGATGAGGGGTCAGTTGGTATTAATGCTGAACATGTTTATTTAATAAATCAAGATGATTATGTGACGACTGATTATATAAATGATAAGGAAGATTTAACCAAAGCTATGTTTATGCAAGACAGTTTTAAATTTTCGCGCAGGCTTGATAATATGTACATTTGCGAGGCTGATATTGTGGAGTCGTTGCAATAATGAAAACACTCACTAATACAGTCAGATCAGATGAGGCATTTGCATTATTGCATTTGTTTGAGTTTGATATGTACAACCTAGATAACACATTTAAAGAAACGCTATATTTTACTGATCATGATATTTTTGTATTTGATGGCACTAACGAGTACACACCATTAACCATTACTTTTGATCGACTTGCAGAGGATTTTTCCATGCAATCCGATTCTATTAATTTATCTATTGATAATATTAATGGCGCACTGGTAACACAAGCATTAGCATCAGAATGGCGTAATAATCGATGTAAAGTTATAAGAGTTGTTTACACACCACCTCAACAAATCATAGATGGTGATGAGTATGATTTTAGCGTTACAGATAATAGATTAGTAGAATATCCAAGACTCGAATTGTTTGATCTTGATAAAGATCAATACACACCATTTGAGGGTGTTATTGATACCTTTAGTGCAACCACACAAGCATTGCAAGCAACATTGACTACCCAATTTACTCATTGGGCAAAGCCTTATCCGTCACGCACTTACAATCAAAATGAATTTTCATCGATTGTGGATGCAATTGTGGATGTGGTGTACTGGGGTAGGCAGAAAACCGTATGATTAATAATTGTTTTACCGTTGTTTATCATTATTTAAATGAGCGTTTTATTATTCCGCATGAGTGGAATGGTTGGACGGTGGCGGATATGCAAACATTTGTAAAAGATGAAAAAAAGTTTTTAGGGCGTAAGGATCATATTGCGTTTTTTAGAAGTTTTTGCACACGAGTCGATAACGCTGAAAAAGACGTTATTGTGCTTACACGCAAATCAGTTGGGGTGGCAATAAATCAATTTACTTATTGGGTGCATAATGAGGATCTTAATAAAGTAGAGCATAAGCCGTTAGATAAGTCATGTTTAGTTATGAGGGTTAATCATGGGTAGTAGTATTAAGGCAGCTGTTGGTTTAGCACTTGCAATTTTTGCACCACAACTTGCGCCAATGTTAGTGGGTGCTGGCGCAAGTGCCACGGTATTGGCATTAACAACAGCAGCAATTACACTGGTTGGCGCGTCAATATCTGGATCAGCATTAGCACCAGATGCTGGTGATATTGGCGATGTTGATTCATATTCTGGCATTAAACTACAAACCCAAAAATCAAACACTAATCCAGTACCAGAGGTGTATGGTTATCATCGTTTGGCTGGCAATATTGTCTATCAAACTACTAATGCAGCTGTTTCAAATGATGATGCTGCAAATGGCTATAATCGTGACTATTGGGCAATTATCGTTATGGCAGGACACACCATTGAGGATATTGTTAAAATTTTTGCCAATGACGATGAAATGACATCGTTAGGATCAAACAAATTCAAACTTGAGTATGTACATATTAAATGGTATGACGCTTCATCTACTGCCACCAATGTACAAAGCATTGATTTTGTAACTGATACTACTGGCGCAACATCTACTGGTGCAACACTTAATCTTGATAGTGTTGATATTCCAAAAGATACAGCATTTTTAGCCGTTCACCAAGTGTTTGATGGCCAGCAAAATAAAAACACACAAATGGCCAATGTGGCCACCGAGATCAAGGGTAAAAAAATACGCACAATTACCGATGCATCTACTATATCAACCGTATTAACTTACTCAACTAATCCGGTAGAAATTGCCTTAGATTTATTAACTGATGGCTTAAGTATTGCAGATGCTGATATTGATATTTCAGTTTTTTATCAAGCCAAAACCGATTGTGATACTTATGGATGGGCGTGCAATATTGCACTGATTCAACAAGCTAATATTCAATCAATCATGCAAGATGTATTGGCAACATGTCGTGGTCAGATTGTGCATTCGGATAGTAAGTGGAAGTTAAAAATTGACACCAAAAACCAACCAACAGTTGTGGCTTTAACTAATGATGATTTTATTAACAATTCTTTAAATATATCAATGAAAGGCAATCGAGAAATTGCTAATAAGATTGTTTTAAAATATATTAATCCAACTGATCAGTGGCTTAGTGCGCAAGTGGTAAAAGAAGATACAGATTTGCAAGATTTAGACTCGCAAACTTTATCTAAAACATTAGATATTAAAGGTGTTACCAATCAAACACAAGCTAATCAACTTGCTGAAATCACATTAAACACAATGCGTTATAGTGAAGATGTGAGCGGCAATCGAGTTAAACAAACTCCACTTGCTATTTCATTTGGCACAACAGTTAAAAATGCCGATCTTGAGGTTGGCGATGTGGTGAGTATTAATTCTGATCTGCTTGATCGAGTGCGTAAATTTGTGATTTTATCAACAGAAACAGATCAATCCGGGTTGATTCAAATTACTGGCCGTGAATACTGCGAAACACATTATAAAAATTCATCTGGAAGTTATTTAATTTAAGAGGTTTATATGGCAACAATTGTAACAAGAGCAAGTAAAGGATCAGCATTAACCCATAGTGAGATGGATGCTAACTTTGATAATCTTAATAACTCAAAAGAGGATTTAAGAGTACCTGCAACGCAAGCCGAAATGCAATCAGGTACACAAACTGAAATAAGGTCTATGTCGCCACTTCGGGTTAAGCAAGCTGTTGACGCATTGTCGTCTGCGGTCGCATCGCAAGAAGTGGCAGATAGAGATTTTGAAATAAACTTACTATAACCAGGAGAATATAATGAATAGTAAAACAGCGCAATCAGCATTAATGAGTCGTATCGTTTCGGTATCAGATTCGGAAACTGATTTACAAAAACTGGCTTATGCCGCTAAAGGCTTGGAGTCTTTAACCAATCAAACGCCAGAGGACTTTACAGGTTCTTATGGTGTTAGTTGGAATCAATCAACAGATACATACACGCAATTAGGCTCAAGCACTAATCATACTGCTTTACCGATTCAATCAAAAATGCGCAGATGTTTGTTAGCAGATGATGGCACAGTGAGTGCTTACTTACACGCAGCAGACTCATCATTCTTAGCGAATGGTGGTGCGGCAACCTTAGATGGTTCAGCTGGGCAAGTGATGGTTGAGATTCCTAAGTTTTATTTTAAGCACACTTTTAGTGGCTCAACTCATTCTTGGGAAATATCTGAAATTCCATTAAGTGGTTTTGCAGTACATCCAACATTCATTAAAAATGGTGTTGAGGTTGATTTTAGATATATCGGTGCTTATGAGGCTTCCTCAGCATCCTCTAAACTTGGCTCGGCGTCTGGTGTTTATCC